TAAGAGAAAGATTTAGAAGATTATTAGTTCGCCCGTACTAGATACACGATCTACAATAACTAGTCTGCCAGAACTGTCACCTCTGCCTGATTTGCCGTATATTTTCGGAATACCGTTATCATATGTCGCTGCTGGGTCGAAGGTCTGATCTATTCTCCGGGCTCTAAGGCGAAAGAATAAATCTTTGCTATTGGCATAATCTGTTGCGCCTATCAGAGAACCGTTTATTTTCACTACATTGTCTTGCTGTTGATAATCTACATCCATAGGTCCGATATACATATAATCAATCGGTCCGCCCATTGCCCTTGTACCAACAACCAATAACAGCTTGTCGTCATCGTTCAATTTACCAAAAGTATCAGGCAACTTATCGCCCGCTTTGAATCCTTTGTCTAATAGATTTTTATGAGCAGCAGTAAAGAAGTTGCTGCCTATGTCGGGGATAATTGCTGTTACTCCTCTTAGACCACCGCCTGCCAATGATGGAGCAGTAGGACCTTTCATCGACAAATTAAATGACCCACTCGTGGTTTCTAACACAATATCAGTATATGGTTCAGAACCAGATGCCTGTCTACCAGTAAATTTAGTTGCGCCAGTGACGCCTTTTATACTAGCCTTGTTGGTGATTAAGTCAATAGGGTTTCCGTTATTCTGCGCAATAGATTTCTCAATCGCTTCCACAAACCCATTTTCTTGGCGTTCAGCATTCATGCCAGCCATTTCGTCTATCTGTGTGTCTTTGAATTCGATGAAGCGCATGATGATATCCTGTCTGTTTTAAATATTTATCTTGGGAAACAGCGTATCATTGATATGCCGTTATGTCAAGCTGAATTTTACCAGGTAATCTGCCATTTGAATGTGCGACCGGTTAGGGTGCTTGTGACACGCTCTGCTGTATAACCTAGATTGGTGAAATATTTCTTTACTTCATTCATCTGGTCACGCTTAGATTCATCGTCCACGTTGCCTTGCCATGCGTTGAAATACGATGTGCTGCTAGGGTCAGTTGCGGTATGTGTTATATTATCGGTAAATCCTAGTTCAGTGTTTGTATTGCCAGCGCCAACAATAACTTCCCACGCACTTGCTGCCGGAGCAGTGTATGTGATTACTAGATTTTTTGATACGTTCTTGCTTGCTACAACGCCATCTACCGCTGCATCATTAATATCTGCGATGACACTATTCAGATTATTACCAGTGACACCTAGAGTAATAGTACTACCTGCTATGATAAATGTATTTCCAGCAATCGTGGGATTAGCAACTGTACCAGTGATAGTGATTATTGGAGTACTTTCGGTCATTAAAGTACCGTCCTCGACAGTAACATTATATCCACCAGCTTGTGATACTGTTATGACCTGTGACATAAGATAGTTGACTTCATTAAAGATAGTCAAATCATTTCTAGCTGTTGATCTTGCCTGGGTGCTGTTGATATAATATGTCATTTACTTGTCTTTCATAATCTGCTTTGATGCCATCTTCTTCACTTTCTCGGCGCCACCATCATCTCCATCAGGAGAAGGCGGAAGAGCATTGTTGAGGGTTATTAGTTCTTTAGTGGCACTGCCGACTGAAGCAATCGTGCCTAATAAATCTAACAAGTTTTGCATTTCGAGAACATATCCAGTTGCTTCGAGCTTAGCAAGTATAGCGGGGGTACTAACTTTACTAAACCCACGAGCTTTTGCTCTGGAAATCATTTCTTCCAAGTGATTCAGAAGATCGTCTTGTTCAACAGATTCTATTAGGTCACGAATTTTCATATTAAATGCGTTTCATCAATGCTTGAAATTCAACTTTATTCATGCCTGCCTTTGACGCTGCTTCTAGCACCTGTCTTTTAGCAGATAAAACACGCTGTTCAGCAATTGCTTTTCTTTCCATGCGATCAATAACACTCTCGGCTTTTAGCTCACGACCAGTATTGTTTGGTGCTCCAGCAGAAGCAGCATCGCCACCAAATTCATCAGCCATGTCCATTTCTGGTTCCATATCCATATCCATGTCCATGTCCATTTCTGGTTCCATGCCCATTTCAGTTGGCTCAGCACTGTTAGTTGGTTTGCCTTGTGCCTGAAGAGTAGCATTTTCTAGTTGCTCTTTGGCTTGCTTAGATTGGTCAAGCAAGGCTGCTAGTGCGGCATCTGCTGTGGCGTTATATTCTTCAGCAATGTCGAAGCCAACTTCGTTTTTCATTGCGTCTACGATTGGCATAAGTTCTTGAACTTGCATTTGAGCAATGTCTTCTACCATTTTTTGTAGTTTGTCAACTAGCTCTTGTGCTGCTAGTAGTACTTCGGCTGATGCTAACTCGTCTTCCATCAACTTACTTTCTTTCATTTTCTGTTTCATTGGTTTTCCGTCCGTTCTGGCTGGTGCTACTTCATTAATATAAGTGCTTAGTTGATGCTGAATCAAGTTTAGTTTATTATATTGTGGATTTTCCCAATATGTCATATCACTTTCTTTGATAGCTTCCATTTTAGTTTTAGTTGCTGTCCACATACGTCCAAGAGACTCCGTGGTCATACCCGCTAGGTCAACACTATGACCAAAGGTTTTTTCTAACACATTGTTCAGCTTACTAACGCTGTGTGTTGCTGATGATAAATCATTCAAATACATTGTTTTATTTCCCCGTTTTATATATTTATAGCCTTTTGAGAATTTTCCGCTTTGCTTCAATAACTTTTGTTTTAGCCGCCGATGCTTTCGCTAATGCTATATTCTCATTTTTCCCACGTCTTGCTCTCGAATTATGGGACCACACTTCGTGTAGCGCAGATGTATATTCAGTGTCGAATTTTACCAATTCTTCAATGACTTTGCCACCCGTGTCTGTCATGTATTTCTTAACAATAGCCATAGCAGTCTCGAATAATGCTAGTCCATCATGTAGAATGTTATTGGTAGATATATCTACTATATTGTAAAAACGCTTGGCTTGCCCAGCAAATTCAATTATTACTATATCAATTCTATAGTTACTTACCGCGACACTTGATTCGGTAATATGTTGTGTCATAGCAAATCGTAAATCCACATCATTTTTTGATGCTTCCAATAATTTATCGGAAGTTAAATTAACTTCTTGTTCTATTACTACTGGATCAAAGATATCATTCATGTGTTTACCTACTATAGTTATTTACGTTTAATTTATACATCACAGTTTTATTGTCAACGAGTTTTTCTAGTATGCCGCGTGATACCAATGTTTGTGCTACATGCTGCTCACGCTCATCTAAATTTTGTTTTTCTAGTAGTTTACCACGGTCGTCAAAGTTTTCTTCGAGAAATTCATTTTCTCTACTGTTTAACCATGTGTAAATTCCACCTTTTGTAACTATCGCTCTCATTGTGGCTTAATGCCTCTTGCGTTCATTACGTCGGCTCTCATATTATCATACGCTGCGCGATTTGGTGCGCCAGTAGGAATGCGCTTTTGGTCACGAGTTTGATTACTGGTAGCGCCTTTTTGGGCGATATTGAATTCATCATTGGCGTTTTTGCCCTGCGCAGCAAATCTCTTTTCAGTATTCTGCTGAGAAGATGTCATCTTGCGCTGACCTGCCTTGCTGAAACCCGGGGCAGGCTCATCATTATTGCCGTATCCCTGTTCAATAATATCTCTTACTTTCATCTTAGCGCCTTTTCGGTTTGTTTAATATTTTTAACATCTTACTTGCTGGGTTTGTTCGTTTAGTACGAGCAGATTTTGCTTTTATTCTGCCGCCCATCTTTGCCTTTGTCCGCATAAGTGTCATGCGTTTTTTGATATCAACAGGCTTACTACACTGAGAAGGATCACTCACTACTCTGCCAGCACGGTGCCCTACGGCACAGCGAAATTTTCTCGTTAGTTTCGACCCTTTACGGGCCCACACGAGTTGTGCTTCCACAATATTGTTGTTTGATGATAAATCGCCTAGTTTCATACTTATATTTATCTGTAAGTACGAACTATATTAAAGCATTATTAACGCTATGATGGTACTCAGTACGCCAGCAATAACAGTCGCGGCGGCGCCAAGCATAGCAGTTTTGATTTGATTGGATGATTTCATATTCTCAGCCCGCATATCTTCCATGGACTTTCGGCTATCTTCACGCAATGCGTGAACAAGCAACCGAACCTGCTCTAAACCTTCGTCAATCTTATTAACCTTTTCTTCCAAGACTCTATACCTTTCTGCACATAAATCTACGTGCGCCTCCAGATTTTGGCGTTCAAAATTCGTTGTTCTAGTGGACATAGATTCACTTCCTGTTTCTTCTTACAACTTATTGCTAAATGCTTATTGTTGTTTTGTTTAGAGGAGTCTTGGTATTATCTTAGTGTGTTGCCTATTAAAGAGATCCTTGTCTTGTGGTATCATCTCTCTACACTAGTATTTATTGCTGTCTACTCTATAATAAAGACTATGTTTTTCAGTTTCTTATCAAAACTGTTAAATAAATTTATTTTAAACTTCGCTGTTTCTGTCAACCCTGATATAAATGCTGCGCCATCAAAGTCATTTTCTAAAAAATGTACTTTATTTGCGTGTTTATCGAACACGTCCGTATGCTCTGATCCAAACTTCATCTTCCACACAGGATGTAGTCCCTTGTGCCCACTTCCGAAGCGTAAACCGTCTACATCTGGTGTCTCTAATACAGAGATAACAGGTTGTATAGGCTGGCTACGCAGCCCAATTAGCTGGTATACAGTGTTTAGATTTTGTTGTTGATTGTACCCTGTTATATCATCACTGTTGGGATTAGTAACATTACTGTCAGTGATATCCACCAAGGTATATAGTGTATATGATTGTAGCACAGATATTCCTTAAACTAGTGGTCTGTGAATTTCTTGACCCAACTTGAATCCAGAAGTATGTCTACTTACCTTACTGCCCTTAGCTTTAGCAATTTTTAAATCGTGGTTCTTGGCCAGATTTTCGATTATACTATACAGTTCACTTCTAATAGCCTTTGACCTGTAATACAATAACAATTTATTATACACCAATTCGTGCTGTGAATCATTGATTGTTTTCCAATCGGCGATATTGCGGCGCATCATTTTAAATGCGCTGTTGTTTATTTTCAACTGACGCTCAAGTGTTAGTAGCCAGGACTCAGGAGAAGATATTTGTTGATTGCCCGACATCATTGTTAGAAATCTTAATATTTCTCTCTCGTTCAATTTGCCAGCATTAACCAAGCGGTGAATTGCCATATACAAATCTGTACCAGCACGACGGTAGTGATTAAAGTCTCTGTACTGAATTGTCTGCGTAGCATAATTTCTAGCAAGGTTTCTGGTGTCTTTGTTATTGTAAAGCAACCATAGTGTTATAAGTGTGACAAATGCGAAGTCAGCGACATCTGATTCATTTGCCGTTTCTGCCTGCGCACGAGTTCTATACATCGTGCTTTCATTAAGTTCTTCTCTTATGAAACCAAAAGAAGGAGAAGCACCGTCTTCCAACGTGTGTCCTCCTTCAATCTTTGCCCATTCGCTTGCTGTGTATTTCTTATTCATAATACTATTTATTCTGTTAGGTCAGCACGAATATTTTTAAAATTTCTGCTTTAGCGCTTTACGTTCAAGTTTTCTTCTTTTTCTTCTTTCTTCTGGTGTCTCGTTATGAATAGTTGCGGAATCAATTTTTATCTGATTACGGATATTATTATTTTTCTTTTTGTTGGGTTTTCTCTGGTTACGGACAGAGCCGGCGCCGGCATCGCTTCTTATCTCTTTGCGTATATTATTTTGTTTTCTTTTTTTTCTAAGATCATCACGGATTTTTTCAAGATCAGACCTTAGTTCCGTCGCTATGTCGTTCATCTCATCTTCAAGTTCCTGTAGATCAGATTGAATCAATTCAGGCATTGCCGTTAATATAGTTTGTAACTCTCTTATGTCTCTACGAAAATTTGTAGTTTCGACAACTGACGCACTACTGGTTAGTCCGGCGACTTTCACAGATAATATATTAATGGTTTGTGATTGCTGAGCAGTCCACCAAACAAATCCAGATATCTGTAGTACAATAGCTACTACGACTCCTATGCTAAATTTTGTATTCATTATTAGTCTCCCATTAAGAGACAAAGTCTCTGTACACTAATATTTATTATTACCTGCAGCAAATTAAAGACTACAGTTAATTCACACTCGGATTTTGTATTTATTAACTAATTGTGAATCGATGTCTAGGTACTAGCTTAACTTTATTTCGAGCCGCAACATAACCTTCGCCGCCTGGTTGACCTGCTATGTTGGCAGTCACGTCCATTTGTGTGCCATCTAGTTGATCAATCACGTTGTTTTTTAAGTTTTGGATTTTCAATACGATATCGAACAATACTGGCAAATACTTGCTTTCAGGTAATGCTAATATCTTTGTCTTTTTGTTATCGCTTACCTTACTGTCCTTTAACCAATCAAAGAATCCTGTTGGCAGTTGATCCCACTTGCCTGCTCTACTCATCTGATTAACATAAGTGTATATGATATTCTTCATATCACTAAGACCTGGCTTTGGTGACAATAGCTCGTCAATACCTGCGGCATTCTTTTGAACAATCGAACGTATCTGGCTAACACCGCGCACATCAACTTGCGGAGACTGTTGAGCGATAACAGGCGGCATAATAAACAACTCGCCTTCGTTTAGCGCTGTTGCCGATGCTTGACCTGTATTACCAGAAAGATCGGTAAATGTGTGAACAACTACGCCGGCTCTGCTTCTAGCAATACGCTTGCCGATTGGACTTTCTGCCACAACTGTGTATGTTACTTTATTGGGTGTGAATACGAAACTACCATCGTTCAGTTCTGGCGTTGTGCTGTACAACAAATCGCCGTGAAAGAATCCACGAGTGTTGTTTGGTACGCTGCTTTCAAATTCGTCCCAGATTGCTGCCATACCTGCTGCGTACTGTTTACGTGAATCTGTAGCTTCTTTACCACGTGATAATATCATGCGCTGTAAATCTTTTGAACTTTTTACTTTACCGTCATATCCTTTAGCGCCAAAGCCAGCTAGGTCTGTAAGAATAAAGGCGCCTGTTTCATCACGTCCAAATATTACCGCAGGAGTTCCGTCCCACTTGATACTAACGTCACTAACGTCCATGCCAAATCTCTCTAGCGTATCCAGTGCCTCAATAGCACCAGCACTGCCGTCTACAAACACCAAATCTTCTAGGTGTTGTAAATTGCGGCCTACTGTGCGTTCTTCCGATAATAGTTCATACATTCTCATTGTTAAGCTTCTTTCCAGTTTCTGTCACTTCTTAGATCGGCTAGTAGCTTATCGCCTGCTTCCTGTCCAAGTGCTGCCATAATAGATTCGAGGCTGCCTAGGTCCTTGCCAACCGCATTGGGTCCAAGTAGTGCCTTGGCAATCTGATCAATGTTATTTGATACTAATCCGTTTGGATCTTTCTTGCCATTTTCTAATCTACTAAACAATCCTTGGTAAGGGCTCCACAACATGTTTTGTTGTTTAGCAAGATATGCCATTGCGAGTTGCTTATGAACACCTTTGAACTTGCTGCCTTGTGGAATAGAATGTGTGTGATATGTTGCTGCGTTATTTGCGTCTGGGACAACCATGATATCAACCTGATGAATATTGTCATCAAATGGCACAGCTACGTGAACACTAGTGCCACTTTGACCAGTGGCGAACCCAGCTAAATCAAATAACTGTCTTAGCTTCTTGCGGATGACTGGATCTTTTTCATCTTCCATTCCGAAGTGCTGCTTGAGTTGGGTGATATCTACAATCATATCCAAGTCGCCGCTAATTTTTCCAGGAGTTGGAGTAGCGCCACTGCCAATAGGAAGTGCTGTACTGCCAGTTTTTGCCAATACAGAATTGATTTGTTTCATCAAATCAGGGATAATCGCATGATCAAAGTTAACACTGTCTGGAAAGACATTGCCGCCCTCTGTCATTAACTCTTCTTGTCGTAGGCGTTTAATTCTCGGTCCGCGATTACTGCGTCTTCGATGCGCCCCGCCCAGTATGTCTAGTATCTTCATTTGCTTTAGCCACTCCTCTAGCGAATTTTTTTACATCCTTAGTTTTAATACTGTTTACCAGACGCTTATGCAAATCTGCCGCAGTATCAGCGTCATATTCTTTTTCAATCATCTCCAATAGATTAATTGCCGTCCCGATAATGTGAGCAGCATTAGATTCGATGATTTGCTTCCTGTCTCTGCGAGGAGACATAGAATTAATTTCTTCCAATAAGGATTTTGTTTTTTTCTTCATTATAACACTATTTAGCGGGTTTCTAGTTAAATATAATAAGTTGAGACTTTGGTAAATTAAGAACTTATGGCATTTAAAATAACTGCTGATTAACTTGGACATTAAGATACCATTGCTAATAAGAAAATGACACCATCAATGGGAGCAGGCATACTAGGCTTACGATTTACAATTACAGATATCTCTTTAATATCTCCCGCCTGTTGTTCAGAATCATATATAAACTACGATAAGACTACACTACCAAATGTCTCAGCTACTACTCTCTTCTTTTTAATAAATTGTTTAGTCTGTCAGAATTATTGACAGCCTGTTCGCTCGGTGGTCGTTCGTCTGCAACTTGGCCTCCTGCCGTGACTGTGGATTTAGTTTTGAGACTTTTGTAAATACTCGCTACTTGTCCTTGTTCGCCCTGCTGATCTTCGTCTAGGTCAGTAATACGCATTGTGTTAATGTCGTATCCCAAATCTAGTTTAGTACCAACGCCACTACTACTCCGTGTTTTCATAAACTGAATCTGTACACGGCCACGCTCACGCATTGCTCTACTACTAAAGATACCAATCAAGTTATCCGCAGTATTAATCTTACTGATACCACCAGCAATGTGACTATGGTCAAACTCGACCTCGTCAACAGCGCCACGGTTCAACTGTGATGCGGTAACAAATAGTATGTTCAATTCAATCGCTAGGTTACGCAGTTCCTCTGATACATATTTGTCTTTGATAAACTGGTCACTTGGATTTACCTTAACGCTAATCGGCATCATAAGATCCAAATAGTCTACAAACAATCCATCAATCTTTACATCATTTTGGATTTGGAATTCCTTGACATATGCTTTAATATCGTTGACAGTAGCGCCGTTTGGCATTTGGATCATCTGTAATACGCCTGCTTTTATGCCAGACATTCTGACTTTTAGCGCAGTATCTTCTGAATTTCGCATAACATCTGATGTACTCTGATTTGTAACCATAGCATCAATACGCATACTACACAGTTCTTCACTAAGCTCCAAACTAACATACACCACATTCTTGCCTGCTAGGCTCCAGTTAAGTGCCATATTCTGCATAAACAAACTTTTACCACTACCACTGCCGCCAGCAAAGATGTTAAGCTCGCCTGGATTAAAGCCGCCGTAAAGAATGTGGTCTAATGTTTTCCAGCCTGTGCTGTTTTGTCCACGATTGTTCTTGATCTTCTCAATACGACCTGCCGGATCATCCCAGTAGTTTAAGCCAAAGTCCTTAGCAAGGCCAATGCTCACCGCGTCTTTGATTAGTTTCTCGACGCTGCCATATTCGTGCTTCTCCAGCATATCAGCGCTTTCAAGGATTGCTCCCTCAAGTGCTTTATGTCTACAAAACTTTTCATACTCGTCCATGAACCAGTTCTTGTGATCATCTGTGATTTTGCCATCCATGTTGTCCAATTGAACACGGGTCTTGGCTAGAATCTGCTCGTGTGTTGGCAAATCACCATATCCCTCGACATGCTCTTGGATGAATGTCATTGCCGGCTGAAACTTACGAGCAAAGTATTTCACACTGCTAATCGCATTACACCGGACAAATAGATCCTTCTCAGCAAGCAAGAACTCTAGATATAGTTTCTGTAAATCTTCTGTGTATTCTTCGCTCATTAGACGCCTATTTTCTTTAATATATATTCTTCACGGGTATAAATCATTTCCCAGTGCCGTGCGGCAACAGGAACATGACCATCGTTATCAATCTTTATAGCATAAACCCAATAGTTTGTCAACCAAATACGCCTATTTGTGATATCTGATTTGACAGGTAGCCAGGCAAATTTTCTCTTCCATTCGCTAGCTAGGTTGGACATAACACCAATCGGTTTCAAATAATTTATCCTTAATCTTTGCAGTATTTCTTGGCCATGACCTGTATCTTTGTGCCGTTTGTTTCAACACTTTCAAGTATGCTTCTTACCGTAAATAATCTGCCATATTTTTCCACTGCGTCGGCAGCGTCTTTTATTTCATCGTCCCAATCAGGAAAACTAACATTCCAGCCATGTGTTATGGCTGCTTTAATCATATCCATGCCTGCTTTGTCAGCATCGGGCAATAGTATTACTTCTTTTTTTAACTGATCCACCAAACTACACTGGGTTGGACTAGGAGTATTGCCAGCCATAGCAACACCGCCAACGAACAATGCGTCGAACTGGCCCTCGGTAACAATAACATACTTATTGTCTCGTTGAGCATCTAAATTATACACATAGTTACTGGGGCTTTGTAGGTAATATTTGGGTATCTTCTTATCCGGTGGAGTACCAACAAATCTTGCTGTATATCCCACAATCTTATTCTTGTAATAGAATGGAAGTATTACTCGATTCGCAAAGTGACTGTGTGGGCTCCAATACCAGTTATCATAGAAATCTAATCCACGATGATGAATGTATTCAACAGCACTTATGAATTTCTTTAAGTTACGCTCACTTAATGAAGCTGTGTCCACCAGATGTAATAACACACTTTCTTCTGGCAGTTCAACCGTAGTCCAGTCTACCACTATCTTGCTGGTTTCTTCTTTAGTTATAAATTGACTAGCTATATTTTCATCGTCTTGTGCTTTAAGAATTTCGAAATTAACCCGCTGGATTTGAGCAGGGTCAGCGCCAAGAGCTACTAGCAGTTCTTGTAATCTGCCATTTATTTTTCTACCGTCACTCCAGCCTGTTTTGAATCCACAGTTAAAGCAATTATATTGAAACTTATCATCCGCAAACATAAATCCGCCGCGCTTACGAGTATCAGCAGTATGTCCGTGAGTTACACACATAGGGCAGTTGCCACTTGTCCAGCCGCTGGGCGTTTTTCGCCAGCCACCGGGTATCTGTTGTTGTACAAAATCTAAGACTATCATATAACCATCTTACACGCTATGTGTTGAATTGTCAAGTAGTTTTTATGCTCTGTATAGCACTTTATCAAATGTTCCAGCATTAGCAACATCTGGTGTATGGTAAAATCTTACCCACATAAACATACCGTCAAAAGTAAACGGAGTAAGTCCAGTGTTTGCTGTAAACTGCCATTGAGTATCATACTGATCTGGGTTCAATTCAAGATGGAACCAATCACTCTCGGATGGATTAGTTTCGAGACTTCCTTGAGCAAAGAACTCTCCAGTGTAGTTTGTTGTATACACAACAACCGTATTAGTGCCGTCAGCATTATAAGTCTGTGCTGTACTAGAAAATCTGCCAGTGTAGTAACTATCGACCTGTTGATAAAATGTACTATCACTTGCGCTAGACTTTACTTCGGATAATGGATTTGATTTTACTTCTAGGACATAGCTTATACGAGAATTTTGGTCACTTTGTAGTCCGAAAGTTCTGCCGTCCTGGTCTGTATAAGTAATAAAGAGATCGTAAAGTCCGGCAGTTAAACTCGAAGTATTATCACTGGTAAGCTTCATAATTAATAGACCAGATTGATTGCTCACAGGAACAAGAGTTTTTGTGACACGGACACTGTTAGATGCTCTATCTACGATTTTTGCAACAAATGTTTTGCCAGTAAGATTTACAGGCTTACGATCACTGTTAACGACATAAAATTCTATGTCATGGTCGAGTCCGGTATAAGCATAGAGGGGTTTATGATTTTGAGCACCATAATATGTCGTGCCACTGCGGGTAGGGAGAAGTATTTCTCCTCGTTGATTGAAACTGTATGCGGTACCTTGGTAATTCATTTGTTATATCTCCATAAGTATTTATTTAATAAGTAGAAGTATCATGACACATATTCCCAGAAACTACCAAACATTACTAGATGATTTCCCATTTTTGACACTTATCACCTATGGCGGCAATGAATATCTAGGTATTATACAAAACATAGACAATAACTTGGCTAGTATGTATAATTTTGAAACTATTCGCACAAAAGAAGATAAACAAGAATTTTTAGACTTAGGCGAAGAATGGTGGTGGGGAACAAATAGAACGATCCCTATCAATATTATCTTTAGAACAAGCTTTCAAAAATTCAGACCTGTGCTGATTACTTTCAATATCAAAGACTTTGTTGTCCTTCATGGTCCAGTAATCAGCCTCAGTGATGTGATTCAAAAACGAATCAAACGTAGAAATATTCAGTTAATTAAAAAATCTAAGTAGTACGTAACGAATAATTAAACTGTGGATCAATGGCCTCGAGTTTTCGTGCTGTTGATTTTTCTGCGATATGCAACAATAGAGCACGGCGTGTTTCGTTTGATTTATTTGGCATAGTGCTGTGTATCAGCCTAGGATGCCAACACACAAAACTACCAGCGCCAGCAGTATATTGCTTATAGTTGTCCGAGAAAAACATCCTCCACACATCTTGATTATCCCGCATATGAATGCCATCGTAGGTATACTTGTGTGTACCAGGCACATATCCAGTTGCTCCGTTATGTTCATTAAAATCACACATCATTACCATGAACTGTAATCCCAATAATCCCTCAGCATATCTGAATTCTTTGAATCTATACGGAGTATCAATATGCGGCCTGATGAAATTCATACCAGGCTCTAACACAATAAAATCTTGTACATGCCATACCCAGTTATGTTCGCCAAACGCAGCGTTTCCCATGGGCGATAGGTGTTCTTTGATTTTTTCTATATATGAATGCTTAGCATGTGCTGTCCAATAGTAGGCCCAGTCTATCTGCTTATGTGGATCATCCATTTTACTGACCGTATTCCATCCGTGCCATTTCAAGTTTTTGTCATGGCCGCGTTCGGGAGGCAATGTCTTGGCATATTCATTCAATTCAGCAATTTTTTCTTTATCAAAAATATCCTCGTGAACAGTGAACCCAATATGGTCAATGTCATTGATAAATCGTTCTCTATTAATTTCCATTCGTATCTCCTAATTTTTCGCATAATAAATTCATATGTACCATTACTGCCATTGCGTAAGAAATCGAGTGGGCTTTTTTAAAGTGATATGAGCCATCTACTGGCTTCGTCCAGACTTCACTGTCAATTACATCCCAAGACGAATCTGAAAGATGTCTCTTAGACGGGCGAATAATTGCGAGTGCTGCTGCTAACTGTGATAGACTAGCAGGCTGTAATTTTTGTAGTAAGGCAACATGTCCTGCTAGATGAAATACCTGATCAACAAATTCTTCATGCTGTAGCAAATCCCACAGAGGCTCTTTGTTCATAAGTTCTTCTAAATGACTTTCATCACGGACTTCTTTATAAATCCCGACATTAAGCAAGTCGAGTTTGAAGAATTCCACATCATCAGCGCTTTTATAATCGTATGTACACATACCGGTAACAGGATCAACCGGAACATGGTGAGTGTACACTCCAGTATTATGCCTGCGTTCTGCGA